CAACGCTTTGGACCGGACGAAATCTTCTTCCGTGTAACCGGGATCCCTGATCCTCAGACATTTGACAAGGGGAACGCTGATGAAAACTTCGATATTCTTATTAACTTCGACGTTCAGAATACTGACCCACAGACAGTGGAAGCAAAGACCCAGCAGTTCGTAGCACTGAACCAGCTTAACTCCAACAATCGCCTGAACGTAGATGCCCTTCTGGATGTCATTGCCACAAGCATTGATCCAGTTATGGCGGACGCAGTTCTTCAGCCAGTTGAGACAGCACAGCAGGAAGTAGTAAAGCAGGTCACGGATGATCTATCCAAGATCTTTGCAGGTATCGAGATGCCAGCACGTCCAGCAGGTGCTCAGATTGCACTGCAGGTTATCCAGCAGTACACTCAGCAGCCCGATGTTGCACAACGTGCTCAGACGGATGAAGCCTTTGCAGCTCGATTGCAGAAGTACGCAGGTCAGTACACCTTCCAGATGCAGCAAGCACAGAATGCTCAGATTGGTCGCGTAGGTACAGCACCTGCACAAATGGGAGATATCGATACACAGAACCTATAATGACAAATAATATATCAGTACAAGAGCAAGCTAATCGACGGGCAGCAGCAATCCAATCTCAAAACAATAGATCCAAGGCGTTCGGCGACTATCTGTTGAAGTACGAAGGATTTGATGAGGTGGCTCGAAAGGGATCGGGCGAAGATCATTACACCATAGGTCACGGTCACTATGGACCCGATGTCAAGAAAGGACAAAGGATCTCACGGAAGGACGCGGGATTGCTCCTACAGAAAGACATCAACAGGCGTATCCCAGAAATCAGGAAGTTAATACCTAAGTTTGATTCATTCCCAGCATCCACCCAAACAGCCATCTTTGGAGAGTTTTATCGGGGATCAATTGGTGGTAGTCCAAAAACCGTTGAACTAATAAATGAAGGAAAGTTTGGTGAAGCATCCAAGGAGTTCCTTCGTAACAAGGAGTACATAAACCGAGTTAAACTTAATCGACGCGGCATTGGTCCACGTATGGAAAAGGTTTCCAGCGAACTAATGAAGATGTCTCGATAATATGAATATCCAAGAAGATCTACAAGCCCTACATAATCACGAAACCTTTGCTCGGTTCATTAAGACTATTCACGATCTCCGTGAGGAGACTATCAGTGAAATGCACGAAGCATCCAGTGACACTATCCAGCAGGTATCCGGTCGCATCATTACGTACGACCAAATCCTCCAGTTTGTGAACTGGGAAGCCCTCAAAAAACGTCATTCGGATCAGTTGTAAACTAGTGTGTTATAATCCGCTTATCGCCATCGCTCGGCGTTAATGAGTGGATAACTATATGACAGACAAAATCGCAACTGCTAACGCTGAGGCAGACCAAAGTTCAGTGGACAATACTAATATATCCGTCGCGGATCTTGCAGCCCGGAGGCTTGGAGGACTAACTCAAGGACTAAATATCCCTGAGATGAGTGATTCAGAACCCGAAGCAGAAGTAACCGAGGAAGTAACCGAAGAGGTAGCCGAAGAGGAGATTGAGGAATCAGTTGAGTCAGAGGAAGCCGAAGAGGAAGCAACCGAGGAAACTGAAGGATCCGAAGATGTTCTTTCACAGTTGGACCTGGACGATATGTCCGAGGATGATTTGCGTGAACTAGCTGACAAGTTAGGTAGCCGTGCTGTAGCTCGATTCGGAGAATTGACTGCAAAGCGTAAAGCTGCCGAAGAACGACTTGCTCAGATGGAAGCCAAGCTACAAGAAAAACCCAACCCACTAGAGACCAAGAAGGTTGACAACAACCCTTACAGCAACCTTGACTCCGTCGATAAGTTGCAGGATAAGGCGCAGGAAGTCGAGCAAGTAGTCGAGTGGGCGGAGGATATTCTGTTTGAGAGTGATGGCTACGCAGCAGATGATGTAGTAACCGAGATTGAAGGTAAGGAGTGGACCAAGAAGGACGTGCGGCAGGCTTTGTTAAAGGCTCGTAAAGCACAGAAAACTTTCCTCCCTGATCAGCTCAACAAGGTTCAAGCACAGATTCAAGGAGAGCAGCTTGCTGATTCCTTCTCTGATCGTGCTCGAAAAGAACTAAGTTGGCTAGAGGGTGAGGACAATGACTTACGCAAACAATTCGAGGCTACGGTAGGCGACGAGCGTTTCAAGAAGCTAAAGACAGTTATCAAACGTGAAGCCCCCGAAGTAGCAGCGCAATTGGATTATTGGTTCGCTCACGCTACAAACAGCATCTATGGGCGCAAGCCAGTAGAGAGCAAGAAGACATCACCTGTACTTAACCCGTCAAAGACAGGGACACCATCCTCGGCTAAACCAGAGAAAACTTCGACAAGAACAGCCAAAGCTATCAAGGAATTGGAAGCTAGGTTCAGAGAGTCGGGTAGTGCTCGCGATTTTGCCGAACTCCGAAAATTCAAAATGGGACGATAGTTCCGAAACTTATTAACAACTAATTACACAATATTATGTCATTCTCAAATACATACGACACAACTAATCCAGGTTCCGCTGTTTCTAACCGCGAAGACCTCACCGACGTACTCACTATCCTTGCTCCTGAAGAGACACCAATTCTCTCTTCTGCGAACAAGTCAAAAGCAAATGCTACTTTCGTAGAGTGGACTGTTGATGGCCTTTCGGCTCCTGACACTGCTGGTATCCGCGAAGGTGCTGACGTTACTACATTCACTGACAAGTTCTCTGGACGTGCTCGTCTTGGTAACTACGTTCAAAAGTTCCGCCGTGACTTCCAGGTTTCTGACCTGCAAGAAGCTGTTGACAGCGTAGGTCCTGCTAAGATTGCACAAGCTGAAGCTAAAGCTATCCGTGAGTTGAAGCGCGACATCGAGGCAACTCTTTGCGGTGCTCAAGCACGTACAGCTGAGAACGGTACTGACACTCCATATCGTATGGCTGGTCTTGGTACTTTCATCGACAGTGCTGCTGCTGACGCTCTTGTACCTGCTGGTTACAAGACTCCTGCATCCAGCGAGCACACTTCCGGTGACTTCTCCGAGGATACTCTTAACGACTTGATCACTTCGATCTTCCGTGAGAACGGTTCAAGCAACAACCTTATGTTGGTTGCTGACACTGCTCTTCGCCGTGAAGTAAGTGACTTCGCTCGTGTCCTTGAAACTGGTAAGAACGACCTCCGCAACGTGAACTACGAAGGCGGCAGCTCTACCATCAAGGTGTCGGTTGACCTCTACCAAAGCGATCACGGTATCGTATCTGTTGTAAATATGAACCCTGACTGTGCTCCTGACACAGCTAACAAGGACACAGGTTACCTCATCAACCCTGAGTACTACGGTGTACACGAACTGATCCCTATGGGTTCTACTCGTCTACCTAACCAAGGTGGTGGTGAGCGCGGTTACGTTGATTGCGCCCTTACATTGGGTGTCTACCAGCCAGCCGCTCACGGTAAGATTACAGCAATCGCTTAAATCTAATTGATCAAGGGTTGGGGGCGAATGCCCCCGCCCTTTTCTTTTATGGATATTGTTATTCCCAACATCAAGAAGTACACCGATGGCGAGATTGATCGTGCGTTTATGAACGAGATCAAGAATGGCTTCAAGCTGGAGGCGGCGACCGAGAAGGACCGCTACAAGCAAGCAGTCAAGGAGGCATCGGAATTAAAAGGCAAGACGCACCCGACCTTGGGTAAGCCGATTGCAACAATGCCAGCGCGTGAGTTCTTCCGCCTGACATCTAAATACGGACACGACGAGGTTCACTCGAAGGAGTTCCTACAGAATTACAACAAGCGGTTCCCGGAACTATCACCTAATCAAATCTAATGCAGACGAAGTCATACGACGATTTACTGGCACTTACAACAGCCCTAATAGGGGCAGGAAGCCTTACGGATCCAGAGAAGGCTCAGATCCTTCAGTTCGTGAATCGACGTGCTCACGAGGCATATCAGACCTCTGAGAGCTGGCCTCGCTATATGGTGGCTAATGAGCCACGTACAATCGTAGCTAACCAGACTGTTCCTTATGCTGAGAACAGCTTCTATGTATTCGGTGCTGGAGAATCAGATGTTAATGGCTTGTACGTAAAGATTGGCTTTGGGTTAAATTATGCCAAATATAATGGCGATTCAATATCCTATACCTTAATTCCAGGACTTGGCGGAGTCGCCTCCATAAATAATTCTGATGGGAATGCCCGATATCAAGCATTTGCATTGGATAATGAAATACCTGAGAATGGATGGAATCCCGCTGGATCACCCGTTGGAGCATCACCCGCACCTACTGTTATTGACGTAGCTAACATAGCTGAGTTCATTCGGATTCACCGTACTCAGCCATTCGTAAACCGATCAGCACTGGAGTACGACTTCTATACTACTGCTCAGGGTGCTCACATTATGAACATCAGTGGAGGTGAAGCTAACATAGCTTACATCACCTACAAGAAGGAGTTCACACCGTTTACAGCTACATCCACGGACATACCACAGGAGTGGTTCTACTTTATCGCACACGGTGCATATGCTGATTTCCTACGGGTACAGGACAAGCAAGAGGAGGCTATTGCTGAAGAGCAAGTAGCTGGTACTTATCTTGCACTGGAACTGGAGAAAATCGATAACCGTGTAAACAATACTAACCTTGTAAATAGATTCTCAACCTACGTCAGCCGCCAGGCTCGATAGTAACCCCTGTGGTATAATACCGATATGAAGTCACGCAATAACGCCCTCGAATTTTCTACAGTTGGATCAGAAGTACTTGATGCCGGTGATTCCGTTACAGGCAAGAAGTACGGAGCCATTCAAATCATTACTGACACTAACTTTTCTACACTTACCGCCAACAATGTTGACCAGTCCTCTGCTGTACTTACAGGAGTAGGAATCGGCGCAGGTACAGTTCTTTACGGTCAGTTCAGTGCCGTAGCTGTAACAAGCGGTCTAGTAATCTGCCACAAGTACTAGTATGCACCTCAGCTTAAAGGGTTCACTCATCCGTAGCCCTATGCTGAATAGGGTGGGTCAACGGCTCCTTCAGTTATTTGAAGGGGCTTCTGCTGCGTATAGCCTGCGTGACCTAGCAAGTAACATTGCTTCAGTTGTCCGTGTACGACGTGCAAGCGATAACTCCGAGAAGGACTTCTCAGCTGCTGACGTATCCTCTGGTGCAATGACACAGTGGGTCAATGCTCAAATAGTACCACCACTGGATGTCCGTGAACTTGTGGACGGAGAACGCACAGGTGCATTGATTCCTGCTGCTGCCGCCTACAGTCTACGTAACCTTAGCACAAGCTACACAGGGAACGTAGTGGACGTAAGACGTTCTAGTGACGACGCAGAGGATTCCTTTACTGCGGCTGAGGTTGCTGATGGGACGCTGACGGATTGGGTGAATACAGACTTAGGAATAACCTTTGAAACCGCTGAACCAACAACATCAGGAGCCACTGTCACTAATGCGTCTAGCACTGGGTTCACATATAGCTCTAGTAGTACAGGCGTAAGAGGAGCTAGGATACCCTTTAGTCAATCAATACCAGCAGGAGCTGAAATTAGCATAACCCTGACAGTTTCAAATGAGGTTGGCTCTATGACACCGAGTGTTAGATTAGCTTCTGATAGCAGTAGCCAATTAGCAGCTTCTGCCACTCCAAGTACATTTACATCTGACGCAAGCGGAACACAGACATTTGTAGGAACAACAACTAGCACTACTACATCTTTAGCTTTCTTTGACAATGTTGTTGGTTCATTTGATGTTTCCAATGTCACCATCAACTACATTCGATATAACGGTCACGTAACCCAATGGTACGACCAGTCAGGCAACGCTAACCACGCAACTCAAGGGACGAATGCAAGTCAGCCTAAGATTGTTGATGCTGGGACTTTGGTTTCTGGTGGCTTGGACTTTGATGGGGTTGATGATTTCTTGCCGATCCCGCCACTGGGTCAGGATATTGGCTCTCTCTCATCTTTCTGCGCTGGGTCTTATGATGCTTCATCGGCCAATACGGATATGATGCTGTCACTAGGGACAACTACTGGGAGCAAACGGTGGTATTCCCCGTTCACGTCAGGGGCTTCCACATTATTCGGGTATGGTGCTAGTGGTAGCGCCGTAACTGTCGCAACGGACACCAATGCCAATATATACACTGCAATTGCTGGCAGCACCCAAGGGAACTATTCAGCATTTATCAATGGTGACATCAAAGGGACGGCTTCCCTTGACAGTGGAGCTACTAGCGGGGTTGTCGGCATTGGGGGGATGGTAGATTCAACATCATTCCCACTGGACGGTAAAGTGTCTGAAGTCATCATCTACCCCTCCGACCAATCGGACAACCGAACAGCCTTTGAAGCTAACATCGGAGAGACCTACGGCATTGACCTACCATCTGGAGTAGACACAGGGTATGACCAAGTGGACGGCTTTGTGGAGACTTGGTATGACCAGTCAGGTAACGGCAATGATGCTGTGCAGGCAACTGCTGGAAGTCAGCCTAAGATTGTTGATGCTGGTGTCCTGGTTTCTGGTGGGATTGACTTTGATGGGGTTGATGACCATTTAGGCTTATCTGGTAGTGGTCTTGATATATTCAAGGACGCTGGATACGGACAAGTCTTCACTGCTATAACTCCTGAACGAACAGCCTCAGGTTCAACCAGATATTTTGAAGCCATTACAGGAACAACAGGAGCTAGAGTTTTACTAGGGGACTCACAAGAATATGCATCTTCCTCTCGCATTGGAGGTAGAAGGTTAGATTCGGATAGCTTCCAAGATATTGAATCTTCAACTAGCCACGGCAACAACGAAACCTTGGTTACTGGATTCCTTAATTGGGCTGATTCAGATGCTTACCTTTATTTCAACGGAACTCAGGTTGCATCCTCTACGTCTTTTCAGACGGATGGGAATACAAGTGATACCTCTAGTGTTTCAGTGGATATTGGCGGGGTTGGCAACCACGGCAACTTCAAGATGCAAGAACTAATCATCTACACCTCCGACCAGTCAGCCAACCGTGCAGCCATCGAGACTAACATTAACAATCAATACGACATTTACTAATGCTTTACTTGATATACGAAACTAAAGAGGCAGCCATTGATCGTGCTGACGAAGAGGGCAAGTACCTTGACTTCGATTACTGGCGTGAAGACAACGGTAAAGGTACACGGTGGCTCACGTACCCCGCTGAAACAATTGAATACAAGTGGGCATTGGATGTAACTGACTATGAGTTGGACTCCCAGGAGGAAGCTGACGTAGTGCATTCCTATACACCTTTACCTCAACCACCTGAAGGGGAATAACAATGCAGGACATCGTGTACAAATCTACAATCGGAACAGGGGGCTTTATCGCTACTATCGAACTCGGTCACATCAATGAATTACTAGGACTAGTTGTGGGTGTTGCCACTCTAGTCTATATGACTGCTTCGGCAGTCAAGGTAATCAAAGAACTAAAGGACAAATAATATGAACCTAGAACTACTAGCAATGCTCGGAGGCGGCGTAAGCGGCTTCGTAATGAAACTGATAGCAGCACAGGCAGAATCTCAAGCACGTAACTTTGAGATGATGATCAAGCAGCAGGTGGCGGCAGATGACTCCGCTGATCGTGCAGCAGCTCGTGGTGGTGTCTGGGTTCGTCGTGTTTTTGTAGGGTTCATTCTGTTCGCTGTGATCGTAGCCCCATTCATCCTGTCCCTTACATCGACCCCGGTTACTGTCGAAAAGGAAGGACTAGGAGGTATCTTTAAACTGCTTGGTCTAGGTGCAGGTAGCTGGGAATCCTTACAGGGATTCGTACTACTTCCCGAAGTTCGCCAGGCTATGCTCGCCATCGTAGGTTTCTACTTTGGTTCATCTCAAGTAAAATAATAATATGTACGGACGCAAAACAAAAGATGCTGGCAAGGGTTCCTGTGGAGAGCGTGGGGGCTGTGGCTGCGGAAAGAAGAAATAATATGAGACAAGAAATTAAAAACGCATATGGCAGCGATGTTGGAAAATTTTACGATAAAGCCTTAAAGACAGTTCGCAAAAGACCGAGTAATTCTGATTTTAAAGTTCAGCAAGTAAGGATGAACTACCCCGAAAATAGTCTAGGGGGTAGGAGCACAAAGGATATGGTAACTAAGTCTGATCAACGGGTTGCTGAACGTTCCATACGCCAAGTGCAGAAGGATGCCGCAAAAACATACACCAAGAAGGTTGCAAAGGAGACAGCAAATAAAGTGGCAAAGCGAGCATCTACACTCGCCAAAGTCTCCAAAGCAGCTAAACTTACACCCGTATCAATTATCGGCGGAGCAATCGTGGAAAAGGGAGCTACTATTGCTGCTGATTACGGACGTAAAAAGTTTAAGGAATCGGACAACAAAAGAGTCTCTCAACTGAAAAAAAAGGATGAGGCTATATACAAAGAGATGGAAAAACTTCGTAACCGCGGAAAGAAGAAATAATGCCTAAGGACGCTTGCTATAAGAAAGTCAAAGCCCGCTACAAGGTATTCCCATCTGCGTATGCAAGTGGGGCAATTGCCAAGTGCCGGAAGGTAGGAGCCAAGAACTGGGGAACTAAATCCAAAAGGAAGAAGGTTTGAATGGCAGTACGGAAGACACAGAAGGGAGCCGACCTCAAGAGGTGGTTCAAGGAGGAATGGGTCGATGTCCGATCAGGGAAGCCCTGTGGACGACAAGCGGGAGAAGAGCGAGGAACACCTTACTGCAGACCATCAAAGCGTGTCAGCGAAAGAACCCCTGTTACTGCAAGCGAGATATCCGAAGGACAAAAGAAAAAGCGAATATCCCAGAAGAAGAAGCTGGGTCAACCAGCAGGGAAGCCCAAGAAAGTTAAACCAATTAAGAAAAAGTAATGCCTGATAAATCAAAGATGAAGTGCAACGTACCACGCCGTGAAGTACAGGGTGGTAAGAAGTTCGTCGTGAAGGCTTGCCAGGGCGGTAAAGAAAAGATCGTCCGATTCGGTGATGCTAATATGAGCATCAAGAAAGATCAGCCAAAGCGCAAGAAAAGCTACTGCGCTCGTAGTGGTGGGATCAAAGGAAAGAGCAACAAACTATCTGCTAACTACTGGAGCCGTAAGGCTTGGAACTGCTAATGCCTATAAATTCTGTATACTACGATGGATCCCAGTGCCGGATCTACACTAGCGAAACATCCGCTATTTTACCCTCCGCTACATCAGCGGAGCCTTTCTATGTTCGGAATGCTGGTCCAGATATACTGGTCCTGAATCCTATCGCAGGTCAGACGGTCGAAGGTGTATCATCTTTACAGATGGCAAAGAATGATTGCTTCCTGTTAGTCCCACAAGGTGATAACTGGGTGGCAGCATTGTACTCACAGGATAAACTTACTGTGGATAAACTGGGCTTCACTAAGGGCGCAGGTGGTACAGTTACCCAGACGGGTACAATTAACTCAGCCGTTACTTTAAACAAGCCCTGCGGTCGAATTAACCTAGTTACCCACGACTTCAGTAATAATGACATACAGGCATTTACCCTAAACAATAGCTTCATTGAAGTGGATGATGTTATAATCATCAGCTTACGGGATGGTGACGCAAAGCTATACACTCAAGTCACTATTACTACTGATGGATCCTGCCAGATCACAGTAGGCGATGCCCACAATCAGAGTACAGGCGATCTTGATGTAGTAATCAATTTCGCAATAATCAAAGGGGATAGTTAATGCCAGTTTACCACAGAACTCAAAGACTCCAGATATTTGGAGAGAAGCCAGAAATACAAAAGCTGTACGGTAGTCGCTACCGTATGGTTGTTCGCTGCGTAGCTAAGAATGATACGAAGGCTTGGTACGACGACAACAAGTCCCAGATCTTTGCTGACTTTGGTTCACTGTACTCAGCCCAGATGTCAGTTGATGGCATTGATGCACGTACGGGTGAAGCCTATGACGATATGGTTCTCGTCAAGAATGAGGCTACGTACACACGATCCGGGGAGTACGTCATCATATTCACGTACGAGACACTTACGGACAGTTTTGTACAGGAGACAGAGGACAAGGTTGACTTTGACCTCAATGGACTCAAGAGACTTACACGTACGATCATTGCTAAGGATACGGTTGCTTATAGCTCCGTTGTTGGCACATCGACCACAGGAACGTCTCCACTGCTTACCCTAGCCCAGGTATCAGAGGATCAACTAGAAGCCTCTGAGGACGGTTTTAAGCGCATACAGGAGGTATGGCTGGAGAGTGGTACTCTTTCAGAGACACTGGACAATGTGGGTTCTCAGAAGGCTAAGGTCATTGAGACTATTGGTGCTGACCCTGCTACACCTACTGGGTACTCACTAGCCAGCAAGCAGGAGAGTGACTTTGAAGGATTCCAGACTAATCGGTTTACATTCTTAAAGGACAATGTGGTTCTCTCTGTCTCGGAGGACAAGGTCGGTTCTCAGAAGGCTGTTGTCAATGAAGTCTTTAATCCTACTAGCGAAGCTATTACTGGGATTGACACATCTGGAACTGCACTAGCTGGATACAGTGAAGCCAACAGAACCGAGAGTGATTACGACGGGATTAAGACTATCCGAGTTCAGTTTCTGAAGAACAACGTAGTGCTTAGTCGTAGTATTCAAACCAAGAGTGGAGGCAACCTAATACTTGAGGTAGTGGAAGTTTTTAACGGCACGCCAGTCGCAGAGACTACGGGAGCTGTGAAGATTGGAGATGAGGTCAGTGATGTTGATGGCATTCCTACAAGGAGATTTACATTTGCTAAGGGAGCTGGTCAAATATCAGTGGATAGTAGACCTGCTCCAGCCCAGTTAGCTGGTTGCACATATGTTACAGTTCGATCACTCGGAACAGCGGTTACACCGACGGGTGTCATTGTGGCTGAGTCAGAAACTGAGAGTGATGGATATATTACCTATGAGAAGACTGCACTCCAAGGGACTATTACTGGAACAAAGCAGACTTATAAAGATGTTGTAGATGTAACAGTAGCTGGAGTTGTTAATTGCACAAATGTTTCAAAAACCGCTGGGGGTATTAGCGGAACAATTGCCGTAACACGGGTTACTCCACCGAGGACTAAAACACTAGCGGCTACTGTAACGGTTGAGGTAACAACTTCACCTCCCAATACTGTATCACTAGCTTATGATCTTGGCGATATTAGTTGCTCAGTTACTTCGATTTCAATGTCGGAAAACTTCCGAGGCACTGATGTATTCACAACGGAAAGCGGCAACACTAGATTCTCTGGTCAACGAAAGGCAGCGGATATGTCGGCTCGCATTAGCACTTACCCTAATTGCTATCTATCCAATTCTACTGGCGAAGGAACATTTTCGTATACCTCATCCTATGAGAATACTTCAACCAGTCCAAATACCATATCTCCATCAGCACAGACTAGTAAAACTAAAACATTTACGGATGGTACGGGATCAACATCAGCCACATATAGCACTACGGGAGTAGTAGAGAGGAGCAGTCGGCCCATACTAACTGCCCTAGATGGAACTATTTATTTTGAAGTAGTAACTTGGACTGTATAGAGTATGGATAATAAACAACCTACATTTACTGAGCGTGAAGCGTCAGCAGGACTATATGGTACTACTGTTGGTCGGGATGACTTTTACACTAAAAGAGATCGGCAAGGATCAATGTGGTCATCCTTTGATAGTAGCGAAATGCTTGCTGGCTCTCCAATGGAATTCAAGGCTGATACTCCAAGCGTTGCTAGTGAAGCTGCTCACGCATTTGAAATCATACAATATAATAACGATCCATCAAAAGTAGTAGTTGCTCGAGGATCCGTACAAAGCCCCAACGGTAATCCAGTGTTTCCACCCCAAACAAATATTGATCCTCAAAGCGGGTCAACATTTAATTCTGGGTCAACCCTATATCTAAATGTAACATTGACAAACGGGACTGTTACTGCTGCCGAAGTATCAACTTCTTCAGGTACTGTTAGTTCAACTAAGGCAGTTGTAGCTATTGGATCTGTTTCTAGTGGTGGATTCATTAGTCAGTTTGTAAGAAATAATTTATTTATTTATTCTTGCGGGAACAATCAATTCTTCCAAGGGATATTTTCATAATGGCTAATGGAACATATCAAAGGAATTCATTTTTAGAGTGCGGTTCTTGCCCTGAATCTGATTCAGAAGAACAAGAGTATACTCCAATTTTTGATGGTCCTAGAAATAGGACGATAACACCCACCGTGTTGGGGAAGTTTGCAAATCCAATTATGCGTGTCCAAAGGGGATCTGCTGTTTGGTCAGCAAATCCGTGCGGAACATTTGAAAGTGACACTGGATTCCCCACTAACACAGCAAACTCAAATTCTATCTATAAAAAACGTACAAGAATATCAAGCTGTAGTTCTTCTTATGAATGTGAAAATAATACTTACCCCACAGAAAAAACTGAAGTCACCTATACTATCAATGGAGATACTGGAATTTGCTCCTCTAGTCAGGAGGTTGTTCAACCGTGTAGCGATAGCGAGGACTGTGCAGAACCCTTTGATACATACTATGAGTTTTCTTTTTCCCAGACTTCATTAAGCCAATGGACGGAGTACGAAAACTCCAAACAGAAAGACTACGATTTTGATGACGATTACAATATAGGTGCGGAGTATTATTGGTTGGGTGAAGTTATTTCTTATAGAATAATACAAAGTTTCATAGATCCAATAACGAACGACCCAATAGATTCCTTGCGTAACTCGGAACCAAAACTTTCGGTAAGGTGTCATAATCTAGTTATTGGGTTTAACTATATATTTGGGTACGACAAAAAATACAGACAAAACCCCAATGACAATTGGACAATAACCAAAGTCAGGACTCCATTTACTGCCACAGAGCATACAAAGGATTTTGGTTCCATACTTGAAAATCCTTCAAGTGGAGACGAAGGTAATTATAATGCTATGGGGAGTGTTGCCCTTAGTGATGATGAAGGATATCACGAAATAGATGGTATGGGTATAATTATAGACTTCCCATTTAACAATTGCTCAACTTGGAGATGATTATCATAAAATGAATAACTACAGTATGACAACGGATATTATTGATACCATAATTAATGAAGATCCATTTGAGGATCTCAGGTATCTTAATAAAGAAAACTACCACCTTGTTGGACTCAGCGAGGATTCAAAGTTTATCAAGGACGGCTGGGAGGTTTATATGGCTGGTACAGATGACTCGTGGTATTTTCTCTTTCACCCTGAAAGACGCTTAATTAGTATGAGATTCACTAGGAGAAGTTGTCTATATGGTACACTACACAAGAGGTGTATGAGGGCAAAGGCCGAAGCAAAGGACACGACAAAGCCCATTGGCCTAGGTGACCGTGTGGAACGCATAGCACAACCCATAGCTAGGGTCATAGACAGGGTAGCTGGTACAAACATCCAAGGATGCGGAGCCTGTCAGAAACGCAAAGAATATTTAAACAAGAAGTTCCCCGAAACCTAAACCCTTTATGATATAATACCACTATGGCGCAAGAATTTAACTCACCCTTCTCTCCCTTTGGAGCACCTCAACCCGAAGAGGAACTACTGTACCCAGAACAAGGTATGCAGTTCGGCGGCACTGGTGGCTCCTTGTTTGGTACACAGCCAACCGATGGTGGCGTTGATCCTACTGTCCTAGCAGGACTAGGACTAGGTGGAGGCATCGTAGCCGCTGGGACTGGTGGTCAAGCCGCAACGTCACAAGTGCTTTCACCATTTGCTCAGAGGGTAGCCGCACAGGATGCAGCCCGTCTAGCCGCTCAGAATCGCCCTGCTTTAATAGGTGGACCTACTACTACTCAAGGTGTCCTTGTACCTGAAACTAGATTAGTCCAACAGACGCAACTAGCCAACCCAAAACAACTGCCTTCAGTACGAGCCACTGGCGGAGCACCTGCTACGACAGGACAGATTGTCCCATCCGGGGGAAGCGCGAAACCTCCAATAAAGATAGCAGAGAAGGTAGGGCAAGCTAGACTTCCCGGAACTGCTGGTTCTGGTTCAGCGGGGAATCTTAGGGTTCCGGGAGCGTCAACCATTTCAAAACTTTTAAGCACTGGTGCATCATTCCTTTTCCCTGAACCATTAGATGATTCAACCGTAAGTGGAGCGTATGACCGACTAATGGAGGCTGGAGATGTAGAAAGGGCTGAGGCACTGGGATACACTGATCCATTTACCAAAATGGCGAATGCCGCTTATCAAGAAATGCTAGATAGGAAAGATGTTCCACAGATGTCCCGACTTAGCGATGAGCCGCTGACATTCACTGCACCTACTGGACCATCCTCAGCCCCACAAAGAGCCGCCGAATTAGCTGCTACACTTCCAGATGATTCTGGATTGATGGGTGCTCCTGGAGTCCAAGGAACCGGCATCCCTACTACTACCCTCGATATTGATGGCGGTAGCGTAACAGTACCACAAGCATTAGCTGATCAAACATTCCAAGGTATTGGGGCAGCACCAATGAGCATAGAGGAGACTCGTGCTCGCTTAGGTGGTCGTACCCTTAATGAGTATTTAAACGCACCTAGTGGCACTGAGGGTGTCTCAGGCTTGCGTACTGACCCGCAAGGTCGTATGATACCTGCTGGATTTGAAACACGTGCTGATGCGTACGGGGACTACGAAAGGGAATCAGCTGCCCGTGAAGGACGACTAGCTGCCCGTATGCAACAACCAGGTGAGACAATCACTGAGCGTGATACACGTGTAGCTGGAGAGCGTACTACTGGTCCTCGTACCTATGGTGGTTACACGACTGCTCAACTACGTGGCGCAGTAGGTGGTGGTAAGGCTTTAAGGGCAGCTCAAATGCAAGCTGAGATGCAAGGAAAGCAAGCTGAGGCAGATTACCTCCAGGAGCAACAGATACTTGCTCAAGAAGCTGCCTACAATCAGCAGCAAGCAATCCTAGAGAGTGAACTAAAGCAAGCCGTTAAAGACGCAAAACCAAGTGCGGTACAAGAAGCGATTGATGAAGCAAATGATCTAATTTTGGCAGGCACTATTACTCCGGATCAAATGAATGCGGCTGTATTGCAAAGGTTGAAATACGATCCAGAGGGACTCGGAGACTTTGATGATATTGTAAAGAAAGACACTGGTTTTACTGAAGATCAAGAAGCACGTATCTCTAAGGTGATGAAGGCAAACCCCCAGTCTAGTCGCGAACAAGTTATCAATAAGATGGAAGAGCAAGGTAAACTGTAATGGAAATTGATTTATCAGTTCTTGACGAGCCTACAGATGAAATTGACCTATCAGTCCTTGACGAAGAAGAAGGCGGCATTGACCTGTCGGTCCTCGACGAAGAAGAACCTAGCATAGGCAAGACAGTAGCTGGTCTTGGTGCTGAGGTTGCTGTAGGCGAGGGTGCTAAGTTAGCTGGAGCTGCTCTCGGCGCAAAGGCTGGCGCAGCCGCGGGTGCTTTTTTCGGTGGAGTAGGTGCTGTACCTGGCGCGGCAATTGGTGCTACCCTCGGCTACGTTGGTGGTGCATTAGCTGGCGGTGTAGGTGGCTCTCTATTGGCTCAAGGGATCGAGGGTCGAGATGAAGCAAGCTGGGGTCGTGTAACGGCTGACACAGCCCTCAATCTAATCCCAGGTGGTCTAGGTAAGGCTTCCAGGGGAGCGCGTCTCCTGCCCCGTCTAGCGAAGGAAGGAACTAAACGTGCAGCGGCGGGTGCTTTAATATCAGCAGGTGGTGCTCAATTAGAGAAGGCTGTAGATGAAGGTGAGTACCTGACTAACGAGGAACTCGGTAGTGCTTTACTAGTAGGTGGTGGTCTAGGTCTAGGTCTAGGTGCTGCTGGTGAGCTAATGAAGAAGGCTTACCCCAAGTTTGGAGGTAGGACAGGTGAGTACCTAAATGAAGCATATGAGAAGGGTGACCCTGATGCTATGCAAGTCGTGGAGACACTGGCTGGCGAGAACCCGAATGGTCGCGGTGCTCGCTTTATGCGCACCCTTTACAAGAACATCATTCCATCCAAGGTTGTTGGCAAGAATGCAACAATGGACGCAGTCCGAGCAAAGAATGAATCCGAGGCAGCTACTGATCTAGCATCAACCGTTCGTCGGATTGTTGAGAGTGCTGAGAAGAAAGCCCCGAAGGAGGATATTGATGCGCTAAATGACTACGTAGCAAACAAGAGTAACGTACTCCCCGAATCATTAGCAGGTATCAAGGACACGCTTGACGATGCCCGCATCAAGATTGATCAGTACCAGAATACAATCTACGAGATGTACAAGTCCGGAGAGCTGGACATTGATCCACGTATTGCAGCAAAGATCAAGGAAAGCATAGACTCCAAGAATTACTTTACCCGTGAGTACAGATTTCACGAGGATGGTAGTTATGTGCCATCCGCAGAGGTTACTAATAACCTAAGAATGAAACTCAAGAAGGAGGGTTCTAGTGATGAGGAGATTGATATATTCCTACAGGACCTTAAGGACAATAGGTACGATCTATTAAAATCAATGAATACAATCGCCGGTAACAAGCGAGTATTGAAGAGAAAGAACAAGGATCTAAGCAAGGAGATGAGGGAATACCTTGGTGAGTACGAGGGGACGGGAGAAAAACTATTTGGTACAATCTCACGTCTTGGTCGTCTAGCATCCTACGAAGCAGGTAATCGACGTATAGCTGATGATATGCTCAAGGAAGGGACGGCTGCAACCTTTGCTCCAGGAACAGTACCCGAAGGATTTGTTCCATTATTTATCCGTGGACGTGGAATGCGCTCAGGTGATAAGCGAGTAACCCGCAAGATCAAGGTTCCCGTCAGTGATGAGAATCCAACTGGTTACGTTACTTCAAGCGAACTTCAGAAGGGCGATTTAATCTACGTACCAAGTGAGGCCAATGAGGCACTACAGGAACTGTACGGTAGCGGAGCAGTTAAGGACGCTGGTCCCTGGGCAGCTCGTCTTATATCTGGCCTAATAAAGACAACTACAGCCGCAGCTAAGTTCGTACGTGTCCCATTGAACCTAGCGTCCTACCCTGTTCAATTTTCTGGCAATGCCTTCCTTGTTGCAGGGCAAGGCTTCAACCCATTTAGGGGATACGGCAAGGGGATGCGAGTAGCAATTGACGAGACGCTACCCCAGAAGTTTAAGAGCGGTAAGATTTCATTGCTTGAACTGAACCGACTCAAGGAGTTAGGCATTGTTGATAAGGGTATTACCGCTTCTGACATCCGCGATGGATTCAAGAATGGCATTACTCCTAAGTTCTTCCAACGTGCAGTCAACGGCGTAGGTAAGGCTTACAGTGCTTTCGACACCGCACAGCGTATATCTGTATACGAGAACTATAAGAAGTTCTTGGGTGATGTTATACCTGAAGCTGACATAAAGCGTATGGGTACAAGACAGTTCGAGGAATTGGCTGGCGATCTCACAAATAATACCTATATGAACTATGACCGAATTAATAAGGGTTTCCGTTCATTATCAAGGTACGGCATTCTAAATGAGTTCGGTGCATTTAACTTTGAACTAGCACGGACAACCTGGAACCAAGCTAAGTTAGCAAAACAGATGACCGATGGAACATTTGCTAAGATGCTACAGGATCAGTACGGTGTCACAATAAACCAGGACACAGCTCGTAGAATCAAGGTCAATGGCTTCAAGCGAATGGCATCATTGACGGCAGTCCTATCTGCGGGATCAACTATCCCAATGATGATGAACAGAGAAGAAGGCTTCGATGAAGAAAAAGACAAGGCAATGCGCGAAACAGTCCTGGCCCCTTGGGAGAAACATCAAGCACTACACCTACGTAAGGACGGGAATAAGATCAGCGCAGCTAACTTGGGCTACCAGATGCCTACCGCAGAAATGTCATCGCTCGTAGATTCTGCTAGACGTGGTGATAACTTTATGGACGGTATGGGCAAGTGGATTGACTCCCTGTGGAGCAAGATTGGAGGAGATCTTACCATCAACTTGAAGAACATTGTAGCCGCTAAAAACAACTTGGATCAAAATGGACGGCGTATTTCTAATAAGGTTGACGGACTGTCCAAGAAACTTGACTTAGCGAGTTGGTACCTAGCTGATACATTTACGCCAGGAACCATCAAGGATATCAAGAAATTGGATGAGCGCACTTCCGTAGAGAACGGGCTACGCTACCTACTAGGTTACCGTTCACGCAACTTTGATATGCTGGAGAGTGCTGGGTACAAGTTCAGCGATATGAAAAAGAGCTTCGTTGGGATCCGTTCAAGGTACTCATCAGCTAGTTACAATCAGGACGATATCTCAGGTGCTTACCAAGAACTGAACAATGTTTACCGCTCACAGATGGAGCAGGGAGTACGTCACGTAAACAACCTTCGTACACTTGAAGCCTCGGAAGAGGAAATAAAGAAGCAGCTCAGTAAGACTTTCAGTAAGTTCGAGGTAGAGAATCTGATGACAGGTACTGTGCCAGATATGCCAATCTCAACTAGCGTACCATCCAAGCGAATTGACAAGAGAGCAAGGTACGTAGAACTCGCTGGCAAGATGCCAGAGGAGATGGCAATGAAGATGCTACGGGATGACTACGAGCGAGGCAAGCTGAAGCTGTCAGATGTTCAAGCCGTTATTCGCCGCATCCAGATGCAGCAGTACCCAAGGTAACAAAAAGCCCCGCCCTCAACACACAGAGGACGGGGCTACCGTAACGAAACGAGGGATCAAAAAGGACGAACATAAAAGCCCCGCTGCGAATTACTCCTACAGCTTACCTCGATCAGTATTATACACTATGGCTTTCTAGCCTGCGTAAGGAAATCTTTAAGCTTGCGCTTCTCTTCCTGAAGACTCTTTCGCTGTTCAGTCATACGATCAATACGGTATGACAGAAGCCTGGACTCCTGCCGAATCATATCAATCTGGGTCTGAACTCGCTCAATGTTTTCTTCAGTATTTTGCATACTGGAAATCTGTACGGAATCCTCCTGCTTGTCAACAAATAACTCAGGAAAATTTAACCCTTCTAGTGGATAACCTAGTTCCTCAAAACAGAAGGTATCACGAGCAATAGCAGCCTCCTTCTCACTATCAAAGTAGCCGAGTTCGTACCGCTTAGTTATCCCGCCATCCACACTGTTATTAATTGTGACCCGGCACTTCTTTCGACCAGTTGGTCGGAATACTCCTCGGTACTGGCATTTACCTCGAACCTTCTGATATCCTCTGAGGTTTTCGGATCGTGTAACGTACCGCAGGTTAGATGGTCTGTTGTCCGCTCTGTTTCCGTTAATGTGATCAACGTCATAGTTTTCTGGTTTCTTCCCCAAGAAAGCACCTGCAATCAAGTCGTGGATCCTGCAAGTTTGCCGATTAATCTTTTGCTGCCGATAGCCATCGCGGTTTATCGTGCCGAATGTCCGACCCCTACTCCACTTCCCTTGGGCTTCCAAGCTACCATCTGAATAGCAGGTTACCCTTACTCCGTTTACTGTTATATCCTTTGATGTTTCTTTAGTTATCATAGTCCCTCCGTGTTGATGATTAGTGCGCTGCTGTTGTACAGATACCCAGTGCGCTTAGTTATTATTTGTACTGCATTG